TTTAGTTTAGATGATTTTAGAACCGTGATTGATGTTAAAAGCAAGCAATGGTTAACAGATCAAAAAATGAAACAGTACCTAAGACCTGAAACATTGTTTGGAACTAAGTTTGAAAGTTACTTGAATGAAAACGAGGTAACTAGCAAACCAGCAATGAAGAACGGAGGCTATGGAACAAGATGAATAGCCTCAAGGAGATGTTGGAAAACGATGAACGCTTTGCCAAGAACAAGGTTAGCGATGAAGAATTGCAAGCATGGCGTGAAAAAGTAGAACGTGAAGACCAGGAACGAGTCAGGCAGGCATTGTTTAATAACAGGTCACGTATCTACAAGCGAGATAGCGTGTGGGGAACTAGCGGCGAGCAGACATTCACATTTCAGAAGTGGAACCCAAAAGTGCAACCTAATCAAAAGTTAGCCCACGATATTTGGAAGAAGTCAGCAGACATCACTAAGAGAATGTTTGATAGTAATTTCAACGTTCTGTTCTACGGTGAAGCTGGTACTGGTAAAACAGCCATGGTGTTAGCAATCATTTATGCACTGAAACAACACTCGAATAAGTTGAGCATGTTTGTCAGCGTTATGGACTTACGAGAATTGATTATGTATGACTTCAATGACAATGAAGCAGCAATCAAGATAAAAAATATTGAGCGATCAATGCGTGAAGTAGATGTATTGATACTTGATGACTTTGGTTCTGAAGCTGGTGGTATGAAAAACGAAGGTAGTGCCACTGAGAGATTGCAACAGTTCTGGTTTCGAGTTGCTGAGGCAAGGCAAGTGAAGGATAAAGACGGCAACAATCGTTACAGCACTATCGTGACCACAAACAACGATAGAGGCGATCTGGAACGCATGTACAACAAGAAGATTGTTAGCCGACTGATTACAAAAAAAGCAGAGAACACAGTTGTGTTTGACGGATTGGACGATGTCAGAGAATGAGTTATCAAATGATTTGTACAGAAAACGACAGAGTGATTATGCGAGACCCAAGAGTGTTCACGAAGTTTGATGATGTGGAGTACGCATTAGCAAAGCGCATGTGCGTTGACAGTGAACCTTGGAATTGGGGCATTGAAATAGTGTAGGAGTGCTTAGTGACTGAATTATTTGGACAAGTGAATAAGCTAAATCCAAACAAAGGGTTAGTCACATTGCGAATGAGCGATGATGATTTGCGCACATTGCAGAAGTATCACACAACTAATCAGCAACAAGTCCTGTCAGTGATAGCTAGTGATGATAATGAGCCGACACCAAAACAGCGTAGATTTGCGTTTGCACTGCTCAATGACATTTGGTTGTCACAAGTAGGTGGATCATGGTTAGAGACCGTAGAAAGCACAAGAAGACATTTTTACGGAATGTACGAGTATTATCACGGCTTAGACTTTGGCGAGTTTAGCCTGAGTGCAGTCAAGGGCAACAAGTCGGACACAAACGAGTTCATCAACATGTTATTAGATTATGCAGTTTTGCATAACATCAGCTTGAGTGTGAAACCTTTGAACGAACTGGAGCCACAAGAAATAGCGCATTGGGAATATCAGTGTCTGATGAACAAGTGTTGCGTGATATGTGGCAAGAGACCGAGTGATTTGCACCATTTAGACACGATTGGTCAAGGTGTAGACAGGCGTAAGACTAACCATTTGAAACACAGAGCCGTGCAATTATGCCGTATTCATCACCAGGAGGCGCACTCGTTAGGAATCGAAACATTCTTACAGAAATACCACCTGACAGGCATCAAGATAGATGAGCGGATTGCAGAGGTTCATAGATTAAATACAGGAGATTAACAATGGGAATCAACAAAAACACAACATCAATTAGCGGGTTAATCAGAATGCTTCAAAAATATGAAGACCGACAATCTATTGACATGTTTGTTAAACATAACGCTGGCGGAATTGATAGGCCGATAACTCAATTTCAGTTAGTAGATGACGAAAGCGAGAACGTAAAGCTAATCGTTAAAGATTATTAATGTCGCAGAAGTAATTTAAGACGTTAAACGCTGTTTAGGTATAAATCACTAAACCGCATTTAAAACGTCAAATATGACGGTTTCTGTGGACGTGAGAGTAAATGAAAGGTATAGAGATGGCAACAAGTAAAAAATTAAGTCCATTTGAAGAAGCAAGGCAAGCATTTTTAACTCCAGATGGCAAACCACGAGGTATGGTTGATGGTCGATATGCATTGGAAGTAATTAACAAATTGGAAAGACGTATAAAAAGTCGAAATGACTTAATTATTATGCAAAGGGCAAGCCGATAAATGTTTAAATTTGAGACAGAATTAACAGTTAATCCAGCACCTCATAATCAATCAAATTTTAATAAGTTTGGAAAAGTTTACAAGAGCAAGCAAGAAAAAGCTTACATTGCGGATTTGGCGATTAGGTTGAAGTCTAAATTGAATCGTAGTAAGTTCAAAAGATTTGGCCCGCAACCGATACGTGTTGATTACGTGTTCGGTTTCATGCCACCGCGGTCGTGGAGCAAGAAGAAAAAGTTATCAGCGCTTAATCGTGAGATATACCCAACATCATCACAGCTAGGTGATTGGGATAACTTATGCAAGTCCACACAAGATAGGTTGAATGCACTGATTATTGAAGATGATCGTTTCATTGTAGATGGCCGAGGGCGGAAGATTTACACTGAAAAACCTTATTTGAAGATTGAAATAGAGGAGGTTAAGCAATGACAAACTACGCAACAGAATTTTGTAGCTTAGAAAGGTCAAAAGGATTTGAAGAAGCGTGTGTTTGGATGCAAAAACAGTTAAAAGCTGAAACAGCAGGAGGAGAAGAAAGTGACCATTTTTGGAGTGAGTCACAAACAAAAGCTTTAACAACTATGTTAAGTGACGGTTGTGGAATTGATGAAATATCTGCGAAATTAGGTAAGACGAAATTACAAATATACGCTAAAAGAAGATTGTTAGCCAGCAATGGGGTAGTAAGTAAGCCTGTTCCACCATCGGAGATAAAAAAACAGCGCAAGGGTAAATTTATTGAGTTGGTTGAACAAGGTGAAAATAACGTTAAATTAATCGCCGATAAAATACGTTGCTCTACTACAGCTGTCTATGAGTATGCCAAAGAAACCGGCTACGAAATAAAGAGTGGGAGAGTAATAATATGACGATCGAAGAATACAACAAGTCTGTTCAAGACAGACATAATAAACAAGCGGTATCTGACGGACGTTTCACCGACTCATTTGAACGCAGGTCAGCGGTACGACGGCACAAAATGGCACAACGGAAACAACGAGTTCGGTTGCTATTACAAGAAGGCATCACCAGTATTGATGTTCTAGCGCAACATTTCACTATTAGCGTATCAACAATGCGTGGCGTTATATATCAAATGGGATTAAGGATTGAAAACAGTCGGGTGGTTGTATGACGATATACAAAATAACGGCTGTACCGTCACATTTCATGGAGCTGTTTAACTCATACTACGATTATGAATACCAAAACGGCGAGTATGTGTCAGATAAACACTATGAGGCACTAAAAGCAGAAGTAGAGCATTTCAACAGCAACGTATCGAAAGCTGTGACTATAAAACTAGAGAAAGTGTGATGAGATGAAATTCACCAGCGAAAAAGTTAATGAATTGCTCGGTGTTGATGAAGCATTCAAAGTTCCAAACAAGTTAATGTCAATCATGATGAATCGTGAACAACGTGAGCAAACGTTTAAAGCATTTTTGGAAGTTGAGCGCGATACATCGTTTGATTGGTTTCACGAATATTTTGAAAGTGAACAGTCCGAGCGCAAGACTAAGAAGCAAGATTTCACGCCAAACAGTGTTTCTGACATTATGACGAAACTTGTTGGGAAAGCAGATACCTATTTTGAATCAGCAGCCGGTACAGGTGGTATTGCTATCCGTCATTGGTGGCATGATTTGATTGATAACCACAACCCATTTTTCTATGAACCATCAGATGATTATATGGTATTAGAAGAAAAATCAGAACGTGCGTTACCTTTTCTATTATTCAATCTATCAATTCGAGGTATCAACGCAATCGTTATTCATGGTGATAGTTTAAGCCGTGAAGTCAACAATGTTTATTATCTACTGAATGATAAAAATGATTTCTTAGCATTTAGCACAGTAAATGTTATGCCGCAAAACAGGACGACAATGAAAGAGTTTAATGTTAGTCGGTATATTGATGAGCCAATAGATCACATTGAAGCAGACATCAATATGTGGCGTGACAATGTTGGTAATAAGTACGATTTTGCAGCTAAGTTTATTGAAAAGTATTCAAAATTAAAAGGAGTTAGTCATGAAAATAGTTAGCTTACAGAGCGTGGAATTGGGTGACATTGAACCCGGTATAGATGGAAGAGTTTTCGCTAAGCCTGTTTATTATGAAGTGGGTGAAATGGTTGCGAAATTCGGTTATCGGATGACTGGTAATGAACCCAAAGTAACAAAAATAGAATTTGGTGGAGACTATCACGGTATGGAGTTACCAAAACAAGATGGAACTTATTTCGTTCACACATCAGACGGACACACCAGAGTGTTGCCGGCAGATAAGTACATTGCGGAATGGAGCGACGACACCGACCGTATCAGTCCTGATGACATCGGCAATGATATTCATGAGTTTTTACACGGAGGAGATAAGTGATGACTAATCCGCTAACAGAAGCGGTGCAGTTACCAGTGGAGGGCGAATGATTAAAGAGGAGAAACGTGACTCAACTCAAATAATGATTTATAAAGACAAGTATCAACACTTGTACAGTTATACCAAAAATAGAAATTACTTTCGTGCCACGGCTATGTATTAAAAAGCCGATTAGAAGAGTGATCAGCAATAGAATAATCATAAAGTGAATTAAAGCGTGAAGTAGTAATAAGGTCATAATGCCCCCTAACGTTTTTAATATTATAACATGTAGAAAGAGGAGATGAAATTGGCGGATAGAGTTGATAGCATTTTGAGAGACTACTTCTCTGGTCGTCTCAATTTAAGAATTAAACAGCGTGAAGAAACGATACGGTATGACAGTCAAGAAGTTGATGAGAATATTGGAGGTGGTCGAGCGCAGAACAAACACACACGTCCAGTTGATGACATGGTGATACGTATTGAACAGGATAGATACCTTAATAGCCTCAAAAAGCAAAAGGAAGATGTTGAGCGCTGGATAGCCACGTTTGAGCCAGATAAGCAGAAAGTAGTTGCGTATTATTATGCAAGCAAGTCTGTCACGTGGGTTAAGGTTGCACAGCAGTTTCACATATCTGAAAGAACAGCGATCGCTTGGCGCACAGAAGTCAAACACATATTAGGCGCAGTCCTATAATACTGCGGTTTTTATGCAGTTTTATGCATAAATATGGGGTTATATTTGTATCATCAGATAATTGAGAAGTCAATGATGTGGTATCATCTTTCTTGTAAAAGGAGAGATGATTTATGAGCAAAAAAGAAATTACTTGGTCGCAAGTTGTAACCTGGCTTTTGACAATAATTGCTGTTGTTATATCTGCTTCCAGTGGTATTTATCAATGGAATCAAAGTAAAAGATACAGTCAAAATACACATCAAATATTATTCAACTCAGCAAAATTGGCAGAGTACGATATAGACTTGTTAATCAAGAAAGCTAATGAAGCGGAAAACAATCATTTGGAGTATGGTCAATTAAAGTTTCAAATAGATAGTTTGAATCAAAATTTGGAAACGATAAAGTCGGTTAATGTAACTTCTTTGCCAAAAGATGACACAATGAATTATCAGGTATATAGGCAAGATTTAAATAGCGTAATATACCTGATAAATTCATATATTGATGGATTGAGGGAAGATCTAAATAAAAATTTGACAGAATGGGAATTACTCAACACAAGCAAAAAACGTATTGAACATTTTGTAGACGGAATGGTTACTGCACAAAATGTTATTAAACGTGATAAGACATCACTAAAAAGTAAAATAAATTTATACGACGCAAACTATAAGTAAATTTTAAAAAATAGAAGAAGGTAAATAGTGGAACTAATTTATATATTTGGGCCAATGGTTTTATCTATAATTGCTTTGGTGATATCCACTTTTCAAATCGGATATACAGTTGGCAAAAATAAAAATGCCGGAAAAGACTCAAAGGATAATTAAACAGGTTTATTGCTCATCCATTAAAAGCAACGTTACACACGCTTCGGAAAAAGCCACTGTGTATGTAAAAATACGATAGGTTGGAATATCTATCATTATGGCAGGTGGCGGAATAGGTAGACGCTAGACTATAAGATATTGTACTTTCCGGGGTCTGGAAAGTTGGCTGGAATCAATATCATGTAAGGTGCAAATCCTTGCCCTGTCATTGCGGTCACTCGCAAACACAACTTAGGATAATGACATTTGCCTGTCTTTATCGTACATAGGAGCAATCTGAGTTGAGTGGTGTTTCCATATCACTATAAAATCGAAGTGAGAAAGAACGGCTATTGGTCTATAAGCAGTCTTACAAAAATTAGTATCTAGACAAGTCGATTGTCAGACGTGACAAATATCGGCGGTACATAATAACTAAACTGGTCTTTTTCAACCAGTTTAAACACGCACCTTAACGGGTGCTTTTTATTTGAAAAGAGAATCGTATGAAAATTGATAAAGATTATGGACTTGTTGCTAGTGATGATGAGTTAAACATCTACCGCAGGTTAGACAAGCAACAAAAATATAATAATAAACACAAGAAGGCATCTAAACGCAAGTCGAATACAGACAAGCGCAAGGATGCTTTTTACGAAGATAGGAAGTGGCAGTGATGGCCAATATCAAATGGACCGATGAACATAAAAAAAGAGTTACAGAGCTAGGTGCACAAGGATTGTCATCTAGCAAAATAGCTCAAAAATTGTTTGATGAATTTGGTGTCAATTTAAGCAGACGGACTGTTTCACGATACCTATCAACGGGACACACTAGCAGTGGATATGACAAATTGAAAAAGAATACGAGCAAAGTCAAAGATGTAAAACGTGGCACTGAAATTGTCATCAACAAGGACGGTAGCACAACTTCATCTACGACAATGCAAATGACCGAAGAACAGGCTAAAGACCCAGAGTTCGTATTGAGAGCGCATGGCTTTAATCCTGATGATTGGGATATCGTATCAGCACGCAATAACTTCTGGCAACAGAACAGTGTTGAGAATGGCTTGATTGATTTATACCAGTCTAAGATTACGGTTAAGCCTAAAGTTGATAATGATATCAAACGAGCAGTTGAAGTATTAACGCGTGATATTAAGCCAATTAAAGTTAAACACTCATTAGATTCATCACGAAAACGCAACCTAGTCATACCGATTACAGACAACCATTGGGGTATCACTCATTTATCTGATGTACAAGACAAGTTGTCAGAACTACTAGACATCATTAAGCAAGGCTATGGAACGATTGTTATTGAGATGATTGGAGATATGCTTCATTCTGATAAGATTAACAGCACTGAAACAGTTAGTGGCACTGTACTTGAAGATGTTGATATGCCAAAGGCAATTGATGAAGCTATGCAATTTACAGAAGCGATTGTTGTTACAGCGTTAGAGAATGCTAACACCGTAATGATTAAGTCAGTCGGTGGTAATCATGACTTTGATATCTCGTACATGTTTATGATCTGGATTAAAGAACGATTTAAACAAGCTCAAGTAGATGTGAATAACCGTTATCGCACAGCTTACTTATTAGGACATGTACTTATTTCAATTCAACACGGCAACGTCAACAAAAAGAACCCTGCACAGATACTAGCTAATGAATGCAGATACTTGTGGGGAATTGCAACGACAACTGAAATACATTCAGGACATCTCCACTTTGATAAGACAGAAGACCAAAACGGTGTCGTGTTCAGACAGTTCTCAACACCGAAACCTAGTGACGATTGGGAAACCATGAACGGCTTTGTTGGTTCGAACAAGTTGATGTATGCACTTGAGTACAATGATGACCGATTGAAAGTTGAACACTTTATTTAGTTGCCGAGTGGTGCATTTAGGAGAACGATATGAAATATAGAGAGCATAAGATGGTAGCTAATTGGTCGTATAAAAATTCTTCATTTGCACTCGTCCCATTGAAGACTAATTGTTATAATGAATTTAAAAATAACAAGGTGGTAATTAAAATGGATCCGGAAATGATGCAAATGACAGCTAGATTGGCTGAATTAACTGTAAGAAATACTGCTTCAGTTGTATTCGAGAAAATTAGTGTATCAAAGGCAAAAAAGTCTGATAAAGAAACCATTGCCGAATTGACTGACATAATTAAAGAACTAATTAATGAAAAACAAGAGTTAGAATTTATTTCTCAAGCTTTCGAACGTGAACTAGCAACTCAAAAATTATCTGACAATGACATTAAATTTGTTGGGGAAACAGTTTTGCCGGTAATCAAGGATTTCGCATCAAAAAGTGAAGGGGATAATCGGGGTCTCCTACAAAGTATTGAGATGATGGAACCTTTAATTTCACAAAACACTCTTCAAGTATTGCAAATATTAGGATTTAATTTTAAAAAGGCAATTGGAGAACCATTTACGGAATTATTAAGTAAGAAAATCCAATCGTTGCATGTAGAAAATAATGAGAGCTTAATTATTTCGACAGCTGAAAGAGATACTGAATTTTATAAAGTACTCCAGAATAATGAAGCGTTTAATAGACTGCAACAATTATCAGACAAGTAAGTATTATTTAATTTCTAATCCAACCCATGTCTCTCTAGTAGTATAATTACTGCTATTGGAGGTTGGAGACATGAGTAAAAAAATGTTTTTGTTCTTAATTATTTTAGGAATGCTTATTTTTGTTGGCGGTCCATTATTTGTTCAATATAAACATTGGCCTCGGGGTTCGAACGGGAATGGGGATTGGTTAGGTTTTTGGGGTAGTTACTTGGGAATGGTACCTTCTGGACTGATTGCATATTTTGTTGCTAAAAGTCAAATTGATGCAGAACGTAATAATGAGCGTTCAAAGAGAAATGAGGATTTGTACCTTCAAGACTTAAGAGAAATACATAAATCACTCAATGAAATGCGAATAATTATTGGCATGATGTCACAAGTGTTCAAATATTTAGAATTAGGTGAACGAGATGCTAAATATTTTGCAGATATGTACATCCACATTTCCGCTGGAAATAAACATCAACTAAAATATAATGAGTATTTCAATGATGCCGTTAAAGCACTACCTAGTGGTGCTTCTGAGGAGTTGATTAATAATATCAAAGATATGACTGATCCTCTAGAGTCACTAGAAGTCAACGTAGAATTCTATATAAGCGAAATAAGGGATGATACAAGAAATGATAGCTTTGATATAGAATATAAAAATAAATTTCTTAACGATTTCAGAATGATGAAAATAAAATATGAGGCAGTACTTGTGCTAATCACTAAAGAAATTGCTAAATATTATAGTATTGATTAACATATAAAATATTGAAAAAAAGCGTATAAGCGCTTTTTATTTTGCAGTGAATGAGGAGAAAAGATGGACGAGTTATCATCAAAGTATTTAACTCAAATGATTGAGAAAGACAAAATACATTCGATAGCGGTATTGGCATTGCATTTACCATACAACGTGATTGAGGTTATTGAGGAAACAATTAAGCTTGGATATTCGGTCAGAAACATCACACCCGATGCAAACAAAGCTGTAATCGTTAAGTAATCAAAAAAATGCCTTTCTGAAAGGAGGTGACACAATGACATGAAATTAACACCAAAGCAGAAGAGGTTTGCTGATGAGTATATCAAGACAGGAAACGCTACGCAGTCGGCGATTGAAGCTGGTTATAGTAAGCGAACAGCAAAGGAGGTCGGCTACGAAAACCTCACAAAACCTCACCTTAAAGAATACATAGATAAGCGCATGAAACAAATAGCCTCATCTAAGATTATGACGGCACAACAAATACTTGAAAGGCTTACAGGCATAGTCACTGGTGAGATAACAGAGACGGTTGTTGTGGCAACTCCTATCGGTGTAGAGAAGACTGAAAAAACTGCTGACTTCAAGACACAAATTAGTGCTATGCGGGATATTATGAAGCGCTATCCAAATAATGACAAACTTATTGAACAGCAGATACGTAAATTGAGCGCCGAAGCTGACATTGCACAAAAGAAAGCGGAACTGTTGTCCGGTAGCAATAGTGACATCACTGTTAACATCAATCCATTTGAGGAGGGCGTCTAATGCCTGTAATCAATTGGAATCTTCCTAAAATGGTCAGCAAGGCTTATGCGCCGTTGTTCAATAGTAAGGCAAGGTACATAGCTTACAAAGGTAGCCGTGGTAGTGGCAAGAGCGAGGGTGTAGCCACTAAGGTTATTCTTGATATTGTGACAAAACCATACGTGAACTGGCTTGTATTGAGACGATACGCAAACACTAACAGACAATCAACATTCACATTATTACAAAAGGTTGCTAATCGCATGGGCGTTGGTAGCCTTTTTCAATTCAATGGCTCACTGCCTGAAATAACGTATAAACCAACAGGACAAAAGATACTGTTCCGCGGTGCTGATAAACCACTGTCTATCACGTCAATATCTGTTGAGACTGGTAACTTGTGTCGCTTATGGGTTGAAGAAGCCTATCAAATGGAGTTAGAAGAATCATTTGAAACGGTTGATGAATCTATGCGTGGTGTGATTGATGATCCAGACGGCTTTTATCAAACCATATTGACATTTAATCCCTGGAACGAACGTCATTGGTTGAAACCTAAATTCTTTGATGAAGATACTAGGGTTGATAACTCATTAGCCATAACAACCACCTACAAAGACAATCCATTCCTTGATGAAGACTACGTTAATCGTCTTTTAGAGATGAAGGAACGCAATCCGAGACGTGCAAGAGTTGCTGTTGATGGCGAGTGGGGCGTTGCAGAAGGTCTGATATATGAAAACACTATTGTTGAGAAGTTTGACGTTAGAGAAGTTGTTAAAGACGCTCGTATTGTACGTGGAATGGATTGGGGATATGGACCAGACCCTACTGCATTTATCGAGTATGCAATCAATAGCAGGACAAAAGATGTTTATATCTACAAAGAAATGTATAAGCAGCACATGCTAACTGATGAAATATTTAGATGGCTCTACGTTCATGGCTATCAACAAGGTGATATTAGAGCTGATTATGCTAACGGTGGTGACCGCATGATACAAGAGTTGAAAAACAAAGGTATATCAGGCATGAAACGTGCACACAAGTATGAAATTATGTTTGGTGTTACTTATTTACAAGACTTCAAAATACATGTATTGCCAGCGCTTGAACACACCATAGAAGAACTTAATTCGTATGTTTATGATACCGACAAAGAGGGCGGTTGGGTTGGTAAGGCTGTCGATAAAAATAACCACTTGATGGACGCCATGAGATACGCAGCAGAGCCATTAATCATGACTAGAAAGAGCACCACTGATCGCATGGAAGCATTTAAGCAATTAGGATTAGGAAGGTAATTATGACAATAGATTTTTTAACTAAAACAAGGTTTGGACCGCAAGCAAATGAAGTGTTTAAAATGTCGGCTAACGACTTTGAAAATATTGTTGACATGGGTTCGACTGGATTTATTGAAAAGGTCAATGATTACATCACGTCATTTCAATCTAGGCAGTTACCACGTTTGCAAGAGTTGAAGCGTTATTATCTAGCTGACAACAACATTAAGTATCGTGACACAGGACGAGACAAAGACCGCGCTGACAATCGTATTGCTAGTGATTGGGCTAAGTACATTACCGTGTTTATGCAAGGATATATGTTAGGCAATCCAATTACTTATGACAGCGATAGTGAAAACTTGCTTGATAAGATTAACGAATTTTCAAAGCAAAACGGTGCTGATTATCATGACGGATTGCTCGAAACAGATTTGAGTATATACGGACGTGCATATGAGCTGGTTTATTCAGATACAAATGCACAAGAGCGCATTACTAAACTTGAACCAGAGCAAACATTTGTCGTTTATGATGACACGATTGCTGCTAATTCATTGTTCGGTGTGCGCTTTTATCAAATCAGTTATAGCGAAAGCGATACAAATAGCTTCGTGGAAGTCTATACAGCAGACAAGATATATTACTATAAGTCTGAATCATCTTCGTTTAGCAGCATGACGTTTGTTGACGTTGACGAACATGCTTATAATGGTGTGCCAATCAACGAGTATAAGAATAACGAGGAACGATTGGGTGACTTTGAAAGCGTACTAGATGGAATTGATGCCTATGACCTATCACAGTCAGAACTAGCTAACTTTCAGCAAGATATGAACGACGCCTACCTAGTGTTAATTGGTAATCCAGTAACTGGAACAGCAGAGCCGGAGTATCAATTAGACGCCGATGGCAAACCGCTGCTTGATGATTTTGGTAAACCGATACTGACAGTAAATTCTAGTACATCTGTATTTGAGGATATGAAAAAAGCTCGAATGCTGATAATGGATAACAATAGTGATCCAGACGGACCCAATCCAAATGCTTTCTATTTGACCAAGACTTATGATTCAACCGGAGCTGAAGCGTACAAGAAGCGGCTAGTTGATGATATCCTACGTTTCACGTTTACACCAGATACTAATGACCAGAACTTTGCTGGTACACAGTCCGGTGAAGCTATGAAGTACAAGCTTATGGGCAATGACAATCTGCGCAAGACCAAAGAACGTCTGATGACGCGTGGAATTATGCGCCGTTTGCGTTTGCTTGGTAATGTGTGGGCTATCAAGAACAGCGTATCAACAACAGGCAAGCAAGAGGGCTTGTATGACTTGATTAACGACATTCAAGTTAGGTTCACACCAAACGTGCCACAGAATGATGAAGAACGTGTCTCGCAGCTTAAACAGCTATATGGGGTTATCAGTGAAGAGACATTATTCTCGCTACTTGAGACATTTACAGGTGTTGATGCTGATACAGAAATGAAACGGTTGTCTGATGAAAAACAACAAGAGGCTAATAACTTTCAAACGCAAACTGGTTACGCACAGTTAAAACCTGATGATGGTGGTGTAAATGGCCGATAATTATTGGGAAAAGCGCACAAAGGCAATTATGGATTTGCTAGATGTTAAAGACACGGAGCTGACTAATGCTGTGTTGAAAGAATATCAAGCTGCGTCTGATGATGTCTCACGTAAGATAGATGATTTCTATGAGAAGTATGCAGATAAGAATACAATCTCGTATGATGAAGCTAGGAAACGTGTGAGAGCTGTTGACCTTGACGACTATGTGAAACGTGCAAATGCCTATCGAAAGTCAAACAAGGACAATCCAGAGCTATTAAAACGATTGAACGCTCAGTACATGACATCTAAGATTAGTCGATTAGAACTTTTGAAGCTAGAGATTGATTTTAGGATATTACAGGCTAGCAACGCTCAATCAGAGGCGTTTACCGCGTATCTAGCTAAAGAAAGTGCATATATATACAGCGCTTTGTCGGTTGGTAATGCAATCAAAACACTGAATGAACGTGAGATTGAATCAATCCTACAAATGGAATGGAGCGGTGCTAGTTATTCGCAAAGAATATGGCGTGATAATGATGTTCTGGCTAACAAGTTGAAAGATGAGCTAGTTAAGGCAGCTATTAACGGCACTAATCCACGTGTCACAGCTAAGAAATTGCGTGATACATTTGGTGGTACTAAACCAAACACAGAACGGTTAGTAAGAACTGAATCAACTTATGTTGCTAACGCTTCAACTGCCAAGCGATACGATAATATGGGCGTTAAAGAATATGAGTTTGTGGCTGTTATGGATAATCGAACATCATCTATATGTCGTGAATTAAATGGTCAAACATTTCCAATCAGTGAATTTTTACCAGGAACAAATGCACCAGCAATGCACCCTAACTGTCGAAGTACAATCGTACCGGCGACAAGTGATTTAACTAAATACAATAAATATCTCGATTCAGACACGGTAGATGGTTTACCGGATATGGATTGGGATTTTTAAAAGGAGATAAAAATGGATAAAAGTTTTATGAGTTTTGTTGAAGATGAAATTGCAAAACAGTTGGCATGCAAAAAAGAAGAGGTCTATATGGTCTGGCAGTGCAAGACATTGCAGAACATCAAAGGGCTATTTTCGAGTGATGTTCCACAAGCAAATGGACTTTACTATGAAGCGACCTATAACGGTGATAAGGGTGAGCTTTACTTGGACACTTACAAAAAGGCCTCTAATGAAGCCATCAAAGTTGATTTATAACACTGACGAAAGTTGGTGTTTTTATTTTGACCTGAACACGTCGTTAAATCTATTCAAATAAGTGTGTATGGGCTGTTATGAACGTTGTGTGTGGGCTTAGCTGTGTGCACGGGACATTATAGTAATAACAGTGTGTATGGGCTAAAAATACAGGAGAATTTAATATGGCTGATGAAGTGACAACACCAACAATGCAAGATAATGTTAATGCTCAAAAAGGTGGAAAACCAGACGGTACATTACCTGAATCACAAGCAAACGATAAAGAAGTATATGATGACAAGTTGACGTTTACGCCAAAGGAATTTGATTCCGAAGTTGATAAGCGTGTCGCCAATGCTTTGCAGACTGCTAAAGCAAAGTGGGACGAGGAAAAGCAAACAGAAATTAGTAATGCTGAAAAACTTGCTAAGATGTCTGCTGCTGAACGTAAGGAAGCAGAAGACAAGGCTAAGCAAGAAACATTGGATAAGCGTGAAAAAGAGCTTAACATGCGCGAGTATCGCTATGAGGCTAAACACCAGCTTGAAGAAAGCGGTCTGCCTGATTCGTTTGTTGATATGGTGCTATCAGAAGACGCTGAAACAACAAAAAATAATATCGGTGCCATTAAAGCAGAATTTGACAAGGCTATTGAAGCTGCTGTCAATGAAAAGCTTAAAGGCAACAATCCAAAAGCAGGTGGTCGGACTGGAGCGTTAACCAAAAGTGAAATTTTGAAAGTAGCCGACACGGTTGAACGCCAGAGACTAATTGCCGAGAACATTAATTTATTTAAATAAGGAGAACTACAAGCATGGCTGAAAATAATTTAAACGTGATGGCTGATTTGGGGACGATTAAGTCAATTGACTTCGTTAACAAATTTGGAACATCAATCAATGATCTATTAACTCTTTTGGGTGTAACTCGCAAAGAACCAATGACGGCTGATATGCAAATCAATTTGTACAAGTGGGCTGTTGATATGGACACGGCAGCAACGGTTGGTGAGGGTGAAACAATTCCTTTGTCAAAGGTAACTCGTGCGCTTGACCGTACTGTTAAGGTTGAATGGTTGAAGAAGCGCCGTGCTGTTTCTGCCGAAGCTGTGGCACGTCACGGTGCAAATATTGCTATTGACCAATCAGACAAACGTTTGATGCGTGAAATTCAATCAGGCGTTAAGACTGATTTTGTTTCTTTCTTGGGAACTACCAATACAAAGATTTCGGCCACTGATTTGCAAATCGCTTTGTCTCAATCATGGGGAAAGTTGCAACTGGTGCCAGAATTCGAAGGTCAATCATTTGTATCGTTTGTTAATCCAATGGACGTTGCTAATTTCTTATCTGGAAAGCCCGTTCAAGCAGACGCCTCGAACGCTTATGGTATGACGTTGTTGCAAAACTTTATCGGAGCTGATCGCGTTATTGCTTTGGGCTCAATTCCACAAGGTAAGGTATATACTACCGCCGTGGATAACATTGTCTTGGCATACCTTGACATGGCTAATTCACCACTGAAAGGTTCATTTGTTGATTACACAGATGAAACAGGTTTGTTGGCCGTTGTTTCTGACAAGACTGTATCTAACTTGACGTTGGAATCAGTATTTACTGGTGCATTCAAGCTATTTACTGAAATTCCAGATGGTGTTGTCGAAGCAACTATTGCAGCTGCAGCGCCCAGTACAGGCGAATAACACGGCTGATGAAACGCCAGCTAAACCAACCGATGATAATACAGTGGCTGAAATCAAGGCGTGGTTAGATGCACATGGTGTATCTTATTCATCAAGCGCTGTAAAGGCTGACTTATTAGCATTAGTCAACGACACAGACGCTTAATCTGTCGAATAGGGTGTGAAGCCTGTTAAGGAGGAGCTATGGCAGATGAAACTAATAATTTAACTAAAGTCAAACTGCTTGTTTCAATCACAGACAACAAGCAAGATGATTTATTAAATCTGCTGTTGGAAGATAGTGAAGCTCGGCTGCTAAGCTACATCAATCAAGATGGAAACAACGCTACAACGTTTCCTAATGAGATGTCATGGTTGTTGCGCGAAATCACAATCAGACGCTTTAACCGTATTGGTGACGAGGGTAAAAAGTCATCTGGTGAGAGTGACGTGACGGCTACGTGGTCTGATGATGATGTGGCTGATTATGCTGTTTATCTATCCAAGTATCGCAAGAAAAAGGGTGGCAACGGCATAGCGAGGTTTGTCTGATGAGATACAATGACCGCGTTAAAATCATTACCAATCAGAAAGTGGATAATAACGGCTGGGACGACGAAGTTAAGCTGATTACATCAGATTGGTTGCCGTGCCGAATTACTGGAGTATCACAAGCAATGAATATGGGTGTATTTGGTAAATATGACTCTAATGCACTTGCTATTCACTTTAAAAATAAAGTTGAACAAGTTGATTATGTTGTCTATAAAGAAGTTCAGAGAAAGCCACAGGCGGTTATACAAGCAAGACATAACACTGTGGTGATTATAGGTTCGGTGTAATATGGCTAAATCAAAAATGACAATCACATTTGATGGTGCTGACGACTTGATAAAAAAGTTTAATAGGCAGCCATCAATTATTCAGCGAGAGGCCGGAAATATTATTCTAAATACTGCCAACCGTGTTGAAAAAAGAGCTAAAAGTTACGCCCCTGTCGACACCGGGTATTTGAAGCAACACATTGCTTCTGAAAAAACCGGAATGTTAAGTGCAGATGTTACCTCAAGTGCTGAATATTCTGTTTATCAGGAATTTGGTACGCGTAAGATGGCAGGCAAATCATTTATGCGACCAGCCGTGAAACAGGAGTCACCGTTTCTATTTCAAAAGATTCAAAACTTGCTGAAAGGAGGGCTTAGATGACATCACCAATGAATACGTTGATAAATAGTATCCGTGACAGTCTTAAAGCTGGCGACATTCCAGTTAAATCACGACTACCTGATGCAACAGTACCTGAACCATTCATTGTGATTGGTACTCACTTTGATGATGACGCACCCTCTGGAAAGAATGGTTATGAGGTACTTACAACAGATTTACAAATTGATCTATTCTACTCAATTGACAGTAGATCGGCGCTGGAAGAAACGATTTACAGCGTTAAATTACGAATTAAACAAGCCACACCACAAATCACACGAGTGACATCAAACACAATTACCGACGATTCGGTAGGACGAGATGTCTATCATGTGATTTTTATTGTGACAGCAATTATTTAAAGGAGATATATACATGGCATATGTAGATAATGGTGTTGAAACAACAAAAGGCACGCCCACATTAGGTAAAAAGATTTGGTACTTCATTCAAGCAACGAGCGCAGCGGTTGGAAGTAAAGCAATTTTACCTGCAGCACAAACAGATGGATCAACAAGTATTGAAGGCGACTCAATTGATGAACAAACAAAGTTTGGACGAGTTGTTATGCCTTCAACTAATGAAGATTCTATTGAATTGTCAACATACGTTGTGCCTGGTGACAAGGCAATCGACATTATCAAAGATGCAAAACACAACGGACACCAAGTGAAAGTTTGGCGGGTCAACGTAGATAAACGCTTCGCTATACAAGAGCAAGACGACGCCGAACCAGCACAAACCCATCAAGCATTTCCCGCAATGTTTGGCTATGGAGTAGTCGATAGTCTCGATATTGATGATGGGGACGATTTAGTTAGTGCTGACTACACATTAAATATCATCGGTAAATTGACCGACGGCACATTCCCATTGACTGATGAACAATTATCAGCATTGGAAGAGTTAGCCAAATTCGAACGCCCAGGTGAAACTACTGGCGATTTTGGATCTGACGACTTAGGACAATAAGGGCATATGCCCTCTACATAACAATTGAAAGAGGATTAAATCATGGAAGTAACAATCGGTAAAAACACATCAACTTTGAAATTCAATTTTAAGGCCTTGTTTAATGCTAATCGAGATTTTAGCAACGTTGATGACAACGGGAACAACCTAGGAGACGGTGCCACAAATCTATTTACTCGTATCCTGATGGGTGACACATCAGTAATTGTTGACATTATTAAAGTTGCTGGAAATGTCGGTAAAGCATCGGAAGATGACATATTTACTGCGGTTGATGAAATCACTGAAGAAGGTGAAAAGATTGATGAAACGCTAGACGAATTGAAGGATGAGTTGAAAAATAGCGGTTTTTTCAAGAAGTCAATCATCACGCAGAAGGAGAACATCGAGGAAGCCCTTCCGAATCTGAAGAAGAAGATACAAACAGAAAAGGTAGAGCAACAAGTGGCGGCCATCGAACGTATTCTGAAATTGCTGAACGACAATCTCTAATCGAGACATGTGCAAGATTCGGGATATTTGATATTGATTGGGTCTTAAGCTTATATCGATGGGAGTTGGATGCGGTAATTAAAGGCGTTCAAATGGCTAACATTGACGAACGTGAACGCTTAGCTGTATTAGCCGCAAATATCGGATATTTTAGTAATGCAAAGAAACCTAAATTTAAAAAGGTATTTGATCGCGCTAAAGAGGAGCGCTTACTCGAACAGGCATACAAGCCAGAAGAGGCACAAACTGTCAAGCAAAAGCGAATTGAGTTGTATAGCAAAGTAGCTACTGCATTTGGTGGAGAAAGGGGTGAAAATGGCAACATATAATGGCGGAGAAGTTGTTGCGCACGTTGGAGCTGATATATCAGACTATCAATCAGCGATGAAATCACTCTCCAGTTCTACCAGCAGCGCTATGAGCAGTACAAGCCAGGCCATATCTAGCATTGGTAAAACATTAGCGGTAACAGGGGCGGCAATAACGGCACTCGGGGTCAAAAGTGTTAATGGATTTGGTGACTTTCAGTCTTCATTGAACAAGGCAGCTGTTATTGCTGGAGGCACTTCAAAAGATATTCAAGGGTTAGCTGATGTCGCTAACCACATGGGTGCAGTTTTACCCATAAGTGCACAAGATGCCGCAGACGCTATGGTCGCGATGGCCCGCGATGGCGCGTCGCTTGAAACAATAAAGAAAGAATTTCCTGCTATTGCTGAAGCTGCTACTGCTGCTGGCGCCGATTTGCAGACAACCGCTAGCGTTGTTCAACAATCAATGAACATCTGGGGCGACTCGTTGGAAAGTCCTCAACAAGCGGCTGCTATTTTGACGGAAACAGCTAACTTATCTAATGCATCAATCGAGGATATGCAACAAGCATTAGCAACTATTGGTGGTACTGCATCTAATGCCGGAATCAGCATGACTGATACATCTGAAGCTATTGGATTGCTGACCAACAAAGGCTTCAGTGCTGCACAGGCATCGTTGGATTTAAACCACGCATTACTTCTTATGCAAGCTCCATCTGATAAAGCAGCAAAGCAAGCAGCTGCTTTAGGTCTTAATTTCAATGACGCACAAGGTAATATGAAGCCCTTGCCGCAAATATTAAATGAAATAGCAGATTCAATGGACGGTATGTCCTCATCTGACAAGGCGGCTGCATTAAAGACTATGTTTGGTTCATCTGGTATGGCTGCCATATTGCCTTTGATGAAATCTATCAAAGATAAGACCGACAATACCACTACCAGTTGGGACGCTTATAGCAAGGCAATGCAACTCGCTTCAGGAGATACTGCAACCGCCACTTCATTTCTTAATAATCAAGCCAACGAAATGCAGAAAAACTTGGGGTCAAAGATTGAACAAGTTGGTGGTAACTGGGAAGCGCTTAGAAATGCTGCAATGGCAGGGAGTGCCGGTGTTATTTCTAGTATTGTTGACATGATGAGTAGCACATTGGAATGGGCTACTACATCTAACAGTGCAATAGGAAGTGGAATAAGAACTTTCTTGGGATTGTCTCCAATTATAGGTGCAGCGACTCTGGCAACAGGGTCGTTTTTAACTGCTGCAACTAGAATAGGCAGTGTTATGAGTACTGTGGGGACAGCGTTGAAAGGTTTGTTTATAAGCCCGGTAGGTCTTGCCGTATTGGCACTAGCTGCATTAGTGGCCGCTTTTGTCTACGCCTATAACACTAGTGAACAGTTTAGAAAGACTATTCAAAACTTAGCTAACTCGTTTAAAACAGCGCTAGCGCCTGCGTTTAATTTTATTAAAAACACGGTTATGTCGTTTGTCGATACTGCCGTTTCTGGGTTCAAAAGTTTTGCTGATAATGCCATTAGGTCATTTTCTAAGGTGACAACTGGAATGAACTTTAATAAACTTTCAGATACTGTTGTTGTGGTTTTTAGCGCTCTTATGGATATCGTTATAGCATTTGGTAATATCGTTACTTCAGTTATTACCGTTATAAGTAACACAGGATCAATTAAATCGTCTTGGCTGTCTGTCGGTTCTGTTTTATCAGCTGTAGAAACCGTTATTGGGGTAGTTAGAGATTCGGTGGTTTCGTTAATCACTGGATTTTTGTCAACAGGAGCCATACAATCGGCTTGGAACGCGGTTACAGCTGTAATCGGAGCTGTTGTTTCAATTGTTTCTGCGTTATGGTCAGTTATTAAATCTACAATACAATCATTTGGGGGTGTCGGAACAGCTGGTCAGGTATTTGTAAACGTTGGTCAATTCATTGGTAATGTTGTAACAATCATAGGAACTGTTATAACAGCAGTGGCTAATTTTATTTCTGCTGCTATGAAAATACAAGCAGTCAGAGATATTATCCAAGCTGTCATTGTAACAGCTGGCGCTCTATTGGTTGCCTTTAAGGCTTATTCAATCGTTGTAACCATCATAACAAGTGTTAAGTCGGCTATTGAAACAGCAAGAATTGGAATGATGCTATTTAACGCAGCCCTAGTCGCCAATCCTATAGGATTGGTAGTCACCGCCGTTGTCGCCTTAGTAGCCGGTCTGGTTTATTTCTTTACAATGACTAAAACAGGTCAGGCGCTATGGGCTGGTTTTGTGTCGTTTTTACAGTCATCTTTAGCTAATTTGGTTTCTATATTTCAAGACATTTGGAATACAATCCTGATTGTCGTACAAACAGTTATATTAGGCATACAAATGGCTTGGGTCGGATTAGGTGTTCTGCTTGGTGCACTATGGCAAGGAATTGTAGTTGTATTTAGCACAATTTGGAACGGAATAGTCGCAGTAGTTACTGCTATCGTCAATGGAATTGTAGCTGCTTGGAACTTTCTAGCGCCTTACCTATCGGCGGTATGGCAAGCAAACGTCATTTTGTTTACTACAATATGGAATGTGTTGGTAACGGTAATCACGACAATCGTTAATGCTATTGTGGCTGTTTGGAACGGTTTCGCTGGAATTATAAGTGCAATATGGAATGGTATTGTGGGGGCGGCAACAGCAATATGGAACGTAATATTAACGACTATTACAACGATAGTAACCACAACCGTTAATGTTGTATCGTCCATATGGAACGGATTGATAGCAATCGCTTCAGGAATATGGAATGCGGTATCGTCTGTCGTTTCTTCAGTTTGGAGCACAATCGTTAGTATTGTTAGCTCGATGGCAAGCAATGCTGTACACACACTACAATCAATTTGGTCTGCCATAGCAGGAGTTGTTTCATCTATTTGGAATTCAGCCAAAGGGATAATTTCTGGAATATGGAGTGCGATTGTTTCTGTAGTTTCATCAATGGCAAGCAATGCTTTTAATTCACTTCGTGGCGCTTGGAGTGGAGTATCAGGATTTGTAAGTGGATTGTGGAATTCAACAAGAAGTGCAATATCTGGTGCTTGGAGTGGAATAGTATCGACAATTAGAAGCATGGCAAGTAATGCATTTGGTAGTTTGCGTAGTGCTTGGGGCGGTGTTGTTGGTTGGGTTTCTGGAATATGGAACAGTGTTAAAGGCGCAATTATGGGAGCGATGAACTTTAGTTTGTTTGGAGCCGGTAGTGCAATCATGAACGGATTCTTAAATGGTTTGAAGTCTGTTTGGGGAGCTATAACTTCTTTCGTTGGTGGTATCGCTAGTTGGATCAAAGCCCATAAGGGGCCGATTAGTTATGATAAAAAATTGCTTATTCCCGCCGGTACTGCAATTATGGGTGGATTTGGAAGCTCCTTAAATGCAAGCTTTGCTGATGTTAAAAAGTCGGTTTCGTCTTATGCAGGGCAGATTGCTGATGAGTTTGGACAACAGAAATACGTGGCTAGTGCTCAACTGACAGCAAGTAGTACAGGAGTGGCTGGACAAATAAATGGTGGGTTATCTGCATTAAGCGATGAGGTTGCTGAACAATCAACACAAGCACCGGTCTTTGAAGTTCACAACGAAATCGTTGGGGATAAAATTACGACGACAGTCAACAGTAAAAATGCACGTAGGCAGGCTACGACAAAATTGATTACAGGAGGTATTTAATGGATTTATTGATTACAAACAACGCGACGAGTGTGAGATTAAGCAGTAAAAACATTGTCACCTTTGATTTCGATGAAAGTACGCCTAGTCTTACTGCAAATACTATATCTTTCAAAGGGCGTAACGGGAAATTGAATTTTGGCGGCGGCTATCTGGAGAAAAAGTTAACTTACACTGGTTATATGCAAACAAGTAGCCAATCGGATTATGAAACTAAACGTAATTGGTTGTATCAGCTTTTAGGCAGTGCAACACCCTATTACATCACACCAATCTATTCTGATGCTGCTCAATATGGTTTTGAGAGACCGGGGCAAACAACGGGCAACAAGTTAGGACAAACAGGTGGCGTGGAAAGCAACAAGCGCTTTTATGTAACACTTGAGGACACATTTGCACCAGAATTAGCTGGGAGTGTCAATAATAACCAAATTTATAAGTTAAGCATTAGTTTCATAACGGCTGTATTACCATTTGGAGAATCAAAACCAAAAACGGCTACTGTTACAAATGCAATACCTTATGCAGGAACAGTCACGGCATCTCAATTGGAGGTGCCTTTTTACATACAATTAACTGCTAAGCAGGCAGCAAGTTTTATTTCCCTCAAAGTAGGTTTGCGAACATGGACTTATAGCGGAACTGTGGCAAGTGGCGATGTGTTCAAGATAGGCGGCGTGTATAATCTCAAAAACACACTATCAATCAATGACAACACCAATCTTGAATACTTTGTACTAGAACCGTCAACAGGCGGCACGGTGGCTGTTACGTGCTCAATTACGGCAACACTGGAAATTCATGATTACAAGGAGTTATACCTATGATTACATTTAAAAATATCGCTGGTAATAAATTTCTTGCGGTCGGGACTATACAACGTAAAAGTGCGCTGAACGGCGAAAAATCACTAACTGGTACGTTGTATGATGGCGATGATGTATTAAATAAAATTGACAAAGGCTGGTCGCTTGAATTTGACAATGAACCTTATATAGTCACTTATTTTGAACGTAATGATAACGATAATAGTGTCTCGTTCGATGCAATTCACAAGTTTTTCTGGGACATGGCAAAAAATGTTCTCTATTCAGAAACCAGCGGCAGCCACACGATTAAGTGGTATTTAGATCAAATATTTGCTAACACGGGTTATTCCTATGCACTAAATTTCAACCCTAATGCTATTGCAAAAGACAATTGGGGGATGAAGAATAAGCTTTCCTTGTTCAATGACGTTATTACTAGCACTGAGGGGGAATTTGAGATAAATGGCACGCTTGTTTCAATATTTAAAAACATTGGAACGGACCTATCTACTATTGTTCGATATGGTTTCAACTTGTCCGATATGACAATAGAAAATGATGCATCAGGTTTTGTCACTTATGGTGAAGGTTTTGGAGCTTACGCGGACCAAGAAAATATGACTGGTGACAGGTTGCACGTGACCTACACAAGCCCATTAGCAAGTGTGTACGGAAAGTTACAAGCAGAACCTATTGACGACCAACGCTATACAATTGAATCTAATTTATTAGATGCTGTCAAATTTCAAGTTGATACTAGTTTCTCTATTTCCGTTAATTTGTCTTTATATGATTTATCTGTCGCTGGGTATCCTTACAAAATGGCTAACGTCGGTGATTGGCTTACTGCCGTTGACGAGAACCTAGATTTCAAACAAAGAATTCGCATTATCAGTATCGACGATGAATTTGCTGCTGACGGTACACGTATTAGTTATAGTGTTACAGCTGGGGATATTGGCTTAACGAAAAAATATCAAGATGCTAACGCTTCGATAGCCAATAAGGTAGAAGATGCGGTGATTTCTGCTGGACAGGCAGCAACAGATGCTAACATTGCTTTAATTGCGGCAAATGGAAAGAACAAATCATATCATCTAAATGACATTAACGATTTACCAAAAACTGCCAACGAGGGTGATCTTGCATGGGTCCAAAGCGGCGATGGACGAGTATTATACATCTATACTAAAAAAGCAGACGGAACGTACTACTGGGAAAAACGTATTGATCCAGAAATGGGTGAGCAAATCGAGGCTGGCGTAAATGAAGCGATAGCACAGGCAAATGAAAACACTGCCACAGCAATCGAAGAGAACAATATTTCCCAACAAGAAGTGATGAACGACATTGCTAAGTCGCAGGCTGATTTAGCTATCAAAGATGGGGATTTCAATAACAAGGCACAGGCTATGGCTGATAAAGCTTTGTCTGACGCGAAAGCAAACACTGCCGTGGTTGCTAAAGAAACGTTAGATACAGCCACTGACAATCTAAACACTGCCAAGCAATCGTTGACAGCGGACCTGCAAAAAGAAGTCTCTGATAGAACAACTGCGGTAGCTACACTAGATTCTAAGGCGCAAGGATATGCTGACTCGGCTAAACAAGATGCAATAGCTGCCGCTACGACAGCTGATGGTACTATCAATAAGAAGATTGACGAAACAGCTTCTAGTTTGACTTCTAAAATAACGCAGAATAAGCAAGACGCCGATGGCAAGATTACAACAGCGCAATCAACCGCTACGCAAGCGTTGAATGAAGTTAAGACCAAGGTTAGCCAAACCGAATACAACACCAAGACTGGTCAATTGACTACTGATGTCAACTCGGTTACGCAAACAGCTAATCAATCCAAACAGGATATCGTTTCTATCAATCAAAAAGATGGCCAACAAGATTCTAGAATGAATACGATTGAATCTGACGCGAATGGTACCAAGCAAACGGTCAGCCAATTACAGGCTGTTCAAGGTCAGCAATCAGGTTCAATTAGTACACTGCAACAACGTGCTGATGGGTTCGATGCAACTGTTACAAAGGTTGATAACCTGGCTGTAGGTAGTAGAAACTTATTAGTTAATTCTAAACTATTGACTTTTACTAACGGTAATAACACCGCCACAACCACCACTAAAGTAGCTTATGCCGCCACAACTAATATGTGGCATATAACTTCACCAAAGGGTGGTTCTGGTAACGCCGGTATATATTTTAGTCAATCTGTAGTAGCTAAGGGTCAGTCGTGGTCATTGAGCTTTGATATAAAAGGAACTGGTGTATATTCTGATAAACATATAGGGGTAGAGGCTTCAACGCCTTTTAATAGCCCTACAGGAAATGTTCCAAGTGATTGGACTAGAATATCATCAAATGGTGTGGCTAATGGAAGTAATCCAGTTATTATCTATTTTAATAGTTTTAACACAGCTTTGGATGTATATGTTAAATTACCTAAGTTGGAATCTGGAAACATACCAACTGATTGGACTCCTGCTCCAGAGGACGTAGATAGTGCAACTGCTAAAGCACAGCTAACAGCAGACCAAGCAACAACTGCACTAAATGCCTATAAGACTGATGCAGATGGACGTATAACCAAGGCGCAATCTGATATTACTCAAACGGCAACTCAAGTGGCCACGAAAGTAAGCCAATCAGATTACAACGCTATGACAAGTGAGTTAACGACCAAGGTTTCGACAGCACAACAAACTGCTGATTCTGCGGTAACAACAATTGGTTCGTATAAAACTTCTAACGATAACAGAGTATCTTCTGCTGAAAGTAAAATTTCTCAAAATACAACTGCTATTAATCTCCGTGCCACAAAGACGGATTTGGATAATGCAAAGTCTGATTACACTGCGAAAATATCGCAGATAAACGTTGATATTAATGGGATAAATTCAAGCGTTAATTCGATTCAAGGCAAAATAAACGCTATGGGTCAAATAAATCAGCTCGTCAATACAGAGTTTTCTCCTGATTTTGCTGGCTGGTACGATCGCGGTTTGCACGGAAAAGATATCAAGGCTTCCTTAGGAACTCCGGTTAACGGATCTAACGTATTAGTTAAAATTGATGGTTCTCCGACAAGACTACAATCAGAACCGATAGCTGTTAAATCGGGAATGAAAGTTTCTTATTCGGTTAATAAGTTATCCAGTATTGTTATTTGGTCGTATATTAACTGTTCCGATAAGGACGGTAATATCATAAACGTTCCTAACACAAACTCTAATGAGATAGCGGGAGCCAGTCGTTCTAATACAGGATTCGTCAAGGTAGAAGGAATAACAATACCTGATGGTGTTTATTACATATCGTTAGGATTCCTGATTGCTTCAACAATTCCTAACGGAAGTTTATTCCAGCAACCAATGCTGGTATTCAATAGTACGATTGGTGATTATGTTCAAGGTAATTATAATAATAATATTAAGGTTTCTAACCAACAATTAACCATCGATGGCATAACAAATACAGTTTCTAACCAAGGGACTAACATTAGTAACCTGACCAGCAGAGTTCAAACAGCAGAAGGAACCTTAAGCACGGCGACTAATAACATTTCTGGTATGCAAACCAAGATAAACCAAACGTCAAACCAGATTTCACAAGAAATAACTGACAGAAAAACTGGCGATTCTAATACTTTGCAAAGTGCTAAAGACTTCACTCAAAGCAGCATAACTTCTAGTGAGACTGGAATGAAATCTGTCATATCTCAAACTGCTGACGGAATATTGGCCAAAGTTGGTTCATCTAACCTTTTCCCCAATTCGGAGTTCTCTCAAAGTTACGGTTATGCAGCGAGCGGAACGGTTAATATATCTGGAAGTACAAAATACAATGCAGAAAACAGATATAGCGGGCAAGTTTCTGTTAAGTCAACATCAGCTGGCTATCAAGGTTACTGGACTAAAAAAATACCAGTTTACGGTGGCAAGAAGTATAGTGCTTCTGTATTAGTTCATTACACTAATGGTGGATTAGCCGACGGAATGGCAATGCTGGATATTTGGTTTCATGATAAGGACGACCAAAGAATATCGAGTGCTTCAAGGTTTACTAGTCAAGTAAGTAGTCCGTATTGGGTCAAGTTATTTAACGAAGGTTTTACAGCTCCAATCAATGCAGTGACAGTACATGTATCATTAATTGTGAATGCTGCGGGCGCGGGTCAAGTGGCTACATTTGCGCAACCAATGGTAACAGCTACCGAAAAGCTACAGGAATACACACCTAACGATGACATTTCTTCACAATTATCATTGTTGAAAGATAATTGGAGTATTGGTATCACTGATAATATCGGAGCCATAACCAGTGGAATTGTTGGAAACAACAATAGCATGTCTCTGATTAGCAAGAATGTTATTATCGACAGTCCAAGCACGCAAATCACCGGAACGGCATGGATTAATTCGGCCATGATTAAAAATGGATCGATTGGTACGGCACAGATTGGAGACGCTTCAATAACAAGTGCTAAAATAATCAGTCTTGATGTTGCTAGACTGACTGGTAACGTGTCGAACTTCATTCAGTCAAACTGGAATGGGCTTTACCAAAGTACGTATATCACATCTGACGGAATGACGGTTTCATCTGGTACCGTCACCACTTCGTTTGGTTCGCAAGGTATGAGGATCACGATGGGTGGTAACGGAGGGGTTGTTATACAAGGCTCTACAAGGTTGAACGGAACACAAACCGGTGTCTTAATCGGAATGAACGTCGGTTCTACTTTCACATCATTCGGGTTCCAATCATCGTCCAACTATTTGTATAACGATGAAATGGTTATCTTAAAAACCGGTAGTGCAGCAGCTGGTGACTATAATATCGGTGGTGGTGTCGCGTTTAATCACAACGTTTCGTTCATGGATAATATTTACATGAAATATGGTAAGGGTTTCTATGGAAAATGGGGTGATCCACAACAAGCAATATTCTTCCAAACTATAAATAGTGGAATTCCAGCTATCATGCACATATCAGGTGCCGGAATAGCTTTCGGACATAAAGGTGATTTGTATATGCTATCTCACGGTGGCTATCAAGACTTCAACAATTCAAGTATCAAGGGAAGCTATACTGTTGACCAACCATGGATTACAGGATAAACAATAGGAGAAAAAACATGAACATTAAGAAATATAACTTATCTGCTTACTATAAATTTTTGGTTGGACTATCACTTGTTGGTGTTAAGTCAAGAGCGCGAACAAAGCTTACCAAGGATATGGACGGCGCCTTGACAGAGTTATCTGCTGATGAAAAAACTTTAGCCGAAGAAGTTGAAGCAGATGTTGATGAAACAGGGCTTGTGACCTTCAAACATCCAGAGGATCAAATTACATTCGAAAAAGCTCAAAAAGAACTTAGGGAAGAAGAAGTCATTTTCGAAGAAAAAACGATTGACCAATTCGAAAAACTTAAAGAAGCTTTACTTGAATATGATAAAGAGCTTTCCGGCGTCGACGCTATCACTTACGATTCTATATTAGACGATTTGGAATAATAATCATCTTGGCCAGTATGCCAAAACAAACTACCGCGTGGGTGTAACGCCCGATAAATAAAAGCACATAGGAGAAATAATCATGAATATGGCAGTTGGAGATTTACAATTTAGCTTTGTTGACGGTAAGTTGACGTTAAAGTATGCGTCTGTTTCATTCAACGCAGGCACATTTCCAAACAGCTTGAACGGTAACTTGCAGGTTACACCAAAAGACGGTGTTAGTATTACATCAACAGAAGATGACATCAAGGCAGCAGCCAAGACGAAGATTCAAGCGCTTATCGCAGACGCTCCGGCAGAAACAACAGAGTAACTCGTATGGCGATAAAGGAATTATTTGATGAGATAGGTTGGTTTGGGGCTTTGATTGTAGGTTTAACTGGTACGTCAATTTTTGGGTGGATCAAAGTTTGGAGTGGACAATTTAAGTTGCTGAAAAATGCTAGTTTAGCAACGCTTCATTCACAACTTTATGAGAAAGGCGGTCATTATATCGTCCGTGGTGCTATTACGTTGAGCGAGTTAGATGACTTAGAGTATACCTGGCAAGCTTATAAAGGTTTAGGCGGTAACGGCACTGGTGAGAAGATATATCAAAAGTGTCGTGAGTTACCAATTTCTGATTACGTTCCCAACAAGGCGTTTAAAGAAGTCGAAGATGTAGCAGCAGAACACGAAGCTAAGCGCAATGCCTAGCTTTTTTATTTGGAGGAAATTATTCATGAACGAAGTATTAAAAGTTGTCCAGACGCTTATATTTGTATTCTTTGCAGGCGGTTTTGGTTATGGCGGCGCAAAGTTTTTAAAGAAGCAAGCGTCTGTTCAAAAGAACGAACACATCAAAACAATCTTAACGTTTGCGAGTCAAGCGGTACTTTCAGCACAGGCATTACTTGGTGATGGTAAGGTGCAACAAGAATCAGCCGCTTATGATGTGAAAGTTCGCTTAGATGAAAATGGATTGGGTGATAAGTTCACACAAGCCCAAATTCTAGCTTATATCAAGCAGGCCTATGCAGCTAATAAAGCGGATGGCTCACTAGCCACGGTTAAACCAGTTGTATCAGCGGAAGAATTAGCAGAAGCAGAAAAAGTCGTGACAGCTACCGATAACAAAGCAGCAACACCAACAGAAGCACAATAAGGAGGTATCATATGGGATATACAATTAAACAAGATATTGTAGTGCCAAACGGATATGTCTATAACGTTAGTGCTTTACAACCTGGCTTTCACCAAATTCACATGCATTCGACCGGTAATCCAACAGCCAGTGTGCAGAATGAACGCGATTATTTAGCAGGGCACTATAACGCAGCTAACTACACACATTTGGTTGGAATCGCCAATGGTGCAGTCGATATTCGGCAAGTGATGAATACAAACGGTGGTGCATGGGACGTTGGTGGTGATTGGAACTGGGAAACTTATGCAGCAATTGAATTTTCAGAAGGTTCTATTCAATCACAATCAGACTTTAATAAGGCTTATCCAGCTTATATCTGGTTGGCTCGCTATCTAGCCAAGCAAGCTGGTATCACATATACAATTGATAACCTCAATACAATTGGTATTAAGTCACACAATTATGCTTCGGCTACTGGCCACGGTTCAGATCACGTTGACCCAATTCCGTTTCTAGCAAAATGGGGTGTCTCACGCGACAAGTTTAATCGTGACTTGGTTAATGGCGTTGGAAATGACACGATTGTTGCACCGGTTGTTACACCAACTAGTAACACCAACACCAGCTCAACATCAAAACCAGCAACCAGTTCATCAGCTATCCAACAGTTCAAAAACGTAGGTAATCACTTTACTAACACCAAAACTTTCAAGGTTGATAAAATTGCGAAAGTCAACGGTATTTGGCAGATGATTAACTACAATTTGGCAGGTGGAAAAGACGCGGACTGGACTAACAATGGTATTCCATTGGATATCGTCGACAACGTCACACGTGGCATGTCACCAACGCAAGTAGGTGATGTAATGAAGTTTAGCGCAGGATATGACAACGGTACGATTGATAAATACGACACAGCGACCAATGGCGTTGGTATCGTATTTGGCAAGTACGGTATTATTTGGTTCAACGCAGATGCATTTATCAAATTGTAG